TGACTGAGTGTCGGGCTTAGTCAGAGTTGAGGGAGCCCCTAGTATTCTCACACTGCTAGGGGTTTTTTCATGCAGAAAATTTTCAACGTGATCAGCGTCCTGTCATTCGCCATGAGTGGAGCGTTGGTCGGCACTGGCTTCTACGCAATGAGCAAGCTGCCAGAGCTGAAACAACAAGCAATCGATGAGGCTAAGGCTTTGGTCGGTGAGTTAGTTTCTGGAGCGGTGACAGATGCCATGCCAGGGCAAGTCAAAGAGATGATCCCTGCGTTGCCAACTGAGACTGGTCCTGCTCTTCCTTTTTAATGTCAGATTTGATCAATTCGCCAGACCATTACAACCAAGGTCGTGTTGAGGTTATTGAGGTGATTGAGGATGCCGTTCATGACGCTGATGACGTTGTGAGCGGTTATCTACTTGGCCAGGCGCTCAAGTATTTGCTCAGGATGTGGCATAAGGGCAATGCGCTCCAAGATGCAGGCAAGGCCAGCTGGTATTTGGATCGTTTGATCGCAAAGATGCAGGGCGATGCCTGAGATCCGCACGATTGGGATCAACGACATTCGGAGTTGGAACGGACCAGCTCCGATGTCGGTGCCAACCGCTCCACCGGTAACGGTAAATATTGGCGTTCCAATTGTGGACCTGCCTAGTTTTGATTCGATGGACTACAGGCCAAGGAATCTAGTTTTTGACCCAATCGCTCCGTTGCCCAAAACGTCTACGCCTGAGGCACCACAAACGCCAACGCCAGCTACGCCGAATCTTCCCAAACTGAGAACGGCAGTTGATGAGGATCCTAGGTGCCCTCCCTTGAGGGCCAAAGAGGTCGGTACGGTTATTCAAGGCGGTAACAAAAGAATTTCGGGCTATGAGATTCAGGACGGTAAATGCGTCGTCCTATATGAATCAATCAAGTTGCCTGAACAGATGATAAACGCTGTTCCGTCATTACCGGCTGCAACTGCTGTTGCGCTTACTGCAACCGTTGGTGTTGCGGCAGGCTTAGCTACGCCTTTTTTGCTGAAGGTAATTAAGCCTGTTGTAAAGAAAGTGCTGACTAAGGTCTCTAAGGCTTTTGGGAAAAAGGCACCACTTTTATCGGTTGCGGAGCGTCGGAAAGCTCAACGGGCAAAGCGGAAGGGATAGCGTGTTTGTGCTGTAGGACTTGTCCAGGTTTGGGCTTGATCATTACGTCAGCGCAGACGCTGAAATAGGGGCTTTTGGGATGGAAGACGATTCCTTTTAGTTTTAGTTCGCCGCAATTCTTGAGTCTTGCAATTTCGTACTCAAGCCTTTTTGTGGCAACTGTTTGTTGATACAGTTTGATGTTGGCATCAGCCATTGCTTTGCATCGTGCTTGTAGGCCACCATCCAAAGGAATGGTTACTTGCATCGAAAGTCCACCACTCCAGTTGTGGCTATCTTTTTGACCCGTTCTCGTTGGCATCTCATATAGGACGGATCCAGGATTATCGAGTATGCCATTATCATCCCGATCAGAGAGATCGTATACAGGATCCCCGTAATAATCCTCAAACGGAAGCTGCCAAGATTTGGATCGATTGACATAAGGAGTGACCGTAAGAATTGGACCTTGGCATTGGATGCCATTCCCATAAGAGTTTGTTAAGTGTTGTGACGGTGCAATCATCACAGCTTGGTTTGTGACACTTCCTGAACTGGTAGCTGTTGGAGAAGCAGTAGCTGAAACACCGCCAATAGTTTCTGCGTTTGCTGGAGCGGCTAGGACTATTGCGAGAAAGTAGAGATAGTGTCTGTGATTTGATTTATTTCGGTGACTCGCTGGATTGTTGTTACGTTCGACAAGCCTGGACCTGAATAGGTTTCGACGAACTGAAACGCTCCACCAGGATCGACTATTGACCAACTTGGCTTGTTGTTTACGTCGAGAGCTGACCATCCGTTGACCGTAGTTGTACTTGGAGTAAGGCTGGCTCCGTTTGCGGGTCCAATGTTGGTGCCACTAACAGAATATTGCCAGCCCGTTTCGTAGGACTCGCTCACAATTGTTTCAGTAACGTTACTGGTTGTTTCTGTATGTGTGGTCATGGAGCCAGTTGAGAAATTGGGCACAACTGGCACAGCCTTTGCAGTTGGGGCAAGCAACAAAAGCAGCAACAGAACTCGCATTAGTCAATGCTCAGCTCAGTGACAAACTGTCCAATTCCCAGGGTGTTGGCCCCTCCCCCAGTAATTGTCATTGCACCAGCTGGCGAGATCGTACCGGCTAAGGTTCCGAGCGTTCCAGCAGCAGTGCTTTGAATACTGCCAAAGTTTGCAGTTGCTCCAGTTGTTACCGCAGCGGCTGGGATGGCATCAGCTTGTGTGTATGACTGGCTGAAAGAGAACGCAGCGCCTGGAACATCTTGAGTGGCAGCAATAGTTCCTGGAGCGTAAACACCGCTTGTGATAGTTCCTGCCGAGACAGTGTTTGCAGTGGTGCCATCTGTTGTATCGATGTTTGAGCCACTAACGCTGAATGTGCTCCCAATGCGATCTGCTGTGGTTGTCGCTCCACCAACCTGGAGTTGAACAGAGCTTTGGATCTTATGCGTTAGATCAGCGTGCGCAGCTGGAGCCAAAGACAGCGCAATCACCAGAAGAGCAAACCGTTTCATTTCGGAGAAGGCGTGTTAGTAGGCGTTTCTACCTTAGGTGGTGTCTTCTTTTGTTGATTAGCGGATTTACGTTCTATACCAAAACTCGCCATTGCACCGGTTAAAAG